GCTTAACGTCTGCAAGAGCACGCATTACTGGAATGCTACGTAGTGCCATACGAACGTACTGATCGTACGCTGTTTGGACTAGATTGCTAATTGCGGATGTGCCGGTCAGCGTACCTGATGGAATTGCCATTTGGGTTATGCCTTTCGGTTAGTTAATTAGAGTCCAGAACTTCTGATGATGTCGTCAAGTTCTTCTTTCGAATTAGCAGACATAAGTTTACGAAGAATGTCATCTGAAGCATCAGGGGTTTGGCCCTGTTCAGTAGCATTACTCATTCGCTTATATGCTGCAGCTTGCGCTGGATCAACATTATTCTGGTTGGATTCAGCAGCCTGATATCCGAAAACGTCGCCGTTTTCATCAAGCCACTTAGACAAAGACTCCTCAGTTGGGTCAATGTCCGATGGAATGAATTTAGCAATTTTGCTATTCACTCCGCGAGCTTCGAGGGTGTCCTTAATAGCTCGTTCTCTTTGCGCTTTTGATAGACCTTCGAACTGAGATTTCAGATCGGAAAGTTCTTTATCCTTTAGCTTGTTTGCTTTGCGCAGTTGTTTAACGAGATCATTAGAATCAAGAGTTGATTCTGTATCGTCGTCATCCTCGTAGTCGTAGTTGGACATAGTCCATCTCCCATTCGTTAAGTTATCGCAGACCTCATATAGTTCTGGGGATTACCTATATGGCTTCTGCTACCGGAATTGGTTTCACTCCACTAGGCCGGTGGTTCTAGTGGTAGGTCTATTTAGTACTGGCCTTGTTGGCCGTATGTGATGCCGTAAGCGGCTTTATCTCGTCCTAGCGCTCCGACTCCTGATGAGCCGCTGAATGATGCTTTCTCAAGTTCAGAAAGTTTTCTGCGCTTTGTAGCAGCATCTGCTGCGCCTGCTGAGTTAAATATTTCAGCCTCTGCTGTCTGTTGTGTGTATGGCTGTTGACCATAAATATCAGCAAGTTTTGAACCAGTAGGAACCATTTGAGCAACATCAACATAACCTTGTTGCGCTTGGGCTTTAGTAATTCCCATACCGGCTAATGACTCAGCTGTGCCGCCTTGGGCTTGTAAGCCTTGGGCTAGTGCTGCTCCACCAATTTCAGCAGCAGTTACTTTGCGCTTGATATTAGTTAAAGCATTCTGTGGGTCAAGTGCGTAAGATAAAATATCGCCGTTGCTGATATCAGGGTAGAACTGCTTTAGCGCTCTAAGAACTTCTGGATTAGAGTTCTGTACACGCTGTTGTGCGGTAGCAATTCGATCTTCTAACTCAGTAGCAGATACGTCATTGGCAAGAAGTTTGCTAAAACCAGATTGAGTACCTATGGAATCTTTTGCGTAGTAAGAATTGGGCAATCCATAGTTACGCATAATGTTCTGGTATTGATCTTCCAGCCCAATATATTCTGCTGGGGTTAATGCTTGGAGACCAGCCTTAATGCGGTCTTGGTTAGCAGAAAAACGTTGTTGGTATTCTTTGGTATTTTGTAAAGCAATTGACAACTGAGAAGGAGAAGTGTTGGCATCAGTAATCAAATTTTTGACTGACTCTACTAAAGAAGTTAAACCATATTTCTTAAACTCATTGTAAAGAGTGTCATATGCTGATTGACGTCCTGAGTTATTCTGAGTTACAGGGGCTACAGTAGTACCGGTAGCTCCATCTGTGCCAGCACCTAAGCCAAGGTTGCTTGTTTTAGCAGCAGTTGCTGCGTTAATAGCAGCGCCACCACCTTTAGCTAAAGCAGCAGCATATTCAGCATCACTTAGGTTCTTCTTAGAATCCCAAGAGTCACCATAATAACCAGAGGCGTTAATACCGCCGCGTGCTTCAAGTTCTGCTTGAGTAATTCTGCCAGCTTTAACAGCTGCTGCTTCTTTGGCAGCGTCACGCTTAAATAATGGATCTACTGTTGCCATCTGTTACCCCATAAATCCAAAGTCCTTGAGGACTTTTTGTGTAGCATCGGAAACTTCTTGGTTAGCATTTTGTGTGTACTGCCAACGGCTATCTTTACGTAGAGCCTTTTGGTAGTCGTAAAGGTTAAGTTCACCGTTAGGTGTAATAGCCATACGTAAAGTAGGATCATCCAACTTAATTGAATTAGGATCTTGAATTTCTAGCACGCTAGCCATAGTGTTTCGATAAGGTGCGTAGATAGTTTTTAGATCGGTTCCGTTATCAATTAACTTCTTAATAGAATCTGGCTGACCTAGTTTGGCAACTTCACGTATTTGTTGCTTGATGTTTTTAATATCTTCGCCGTTAGCAATAGCATTTAACCAACCAGGTATTTGATCTTTGAAGTTACCTTGCAAGTCAAGCCCGTTAGCCACAGCAGTTGCCTGTAGGTCAGCAATAGTAGTTCCGGCTGTTCCACTGTATTTACCAGTCTTAGCATCGGCAGCATACTTAAAAGTTGAATTGATTTTTGCTAAACCTTCATTGCTGTTTACTTTAATTCCGGTGTTGTAAAGACTCTGTGCCAAAGCTGTTAATTCTTCAGCAGTATTAGAAGCACCGCTAATCTTTGCTTGCGCTTTTAGGGCTGCTTCTACTTCAGCAAGTCCACGACCATAAGCAGTAGTTGCCTTTGCGTTAGCAATAGCAGTTGGATCTCCAGCAGCTGCTATAATAAGTTTGTCGTAGATCTTTTTATCAGCAGCAATTTTAATTAAATCGGCTGGCTGATCTGATACTAAGCCATTCTTTGTTTTAAGAACAGCATCTACAGCAGCAATACCTTCTTCGCTGGCTAAGGTAAGACCTTTATCATATATTTTCTTAGCAAGTGTTGCTAGTTCTTCTGGTGTATTAATGGCACCGTTATCTTTTGCCTTGGCTTGTATAGCAGCAGTAATCTCTTTAAGACCACGACCATACTCAGTAGTTTCATTAGCCGCAACAATCTTGGTTGGGTCACCTTTAGCATCAGCAATTAATTTGTCATAGATCTTTTTGTTAGCAGCAAGTTTAGTTAACGCATCTGCTTGATCTTTAACTAATCCGGTAGTTGTTTTGAAAGCATTGTTAATTTCGGCTAGTGCTTCAGCACTTCTAATATCTACGCCTTTGTCATATAACTTTTGAGCAAGAGCATTTAGCTCCTCTGGAGTGTTAGTTGCCCCAGCATTTTCGGCCTGAAGCTGGATGTTAGACAATATTTCTTTGAGTCCGCGACCATAGGTGGTTGTTTCGTTAAGAGCCGCAATCTTGGCGGCATCGCCTGCAGCAGCTTTAACTGCATCGTTGTAGGCTTTCTTTTCTTCTTGGCGGTCATAGTATTTAGGATCAGTAACTTTGATTGTGCTAATTTCAGCAGCGTAATCAACATCTTTAAGAGTCTTTTTATATTCTACATTTGTTGCTAACTGATCTTTAAGCCATTGTTCTTCATCTAGACCGGTAAGAGTAGTTTGGATACCAACCTTGTCTTTTACAGCATAACTCTGAGATGCTCCACCAGCTGTTTGAGCAGCCTTGAGTAAAGGCTTCCAGTACTTTAATTCAGCAGCAGTAGCATCACGCTTTAACTGCGCTTGGAATGTCTTATTGATAAAAGCAGTAGCAGCAGTTGAACTAAATACTGTTGGGTATTTATTGCTTGTAGGCTTTGGAGTTGCAGCAGGCGTCGAAGATGTAGGAGTAGGCTTATTAGCAGCAGCACGAGCAGCAGCAGCCTGCTCCTTTGTCATTATTCCTTGTTTTACAAGAAGGTCATACAAGTCCATTATTTGTTTTCCTTCGGAGTCTGAGGTGTTAAATACTTATCTACAATTAGATCTTGAGTCAAGAATCTTTCGTATAATGATCCAAACCCGATAGGGTCGTCATTCTTTAACTTTCGAACAATTGCATCATACATAATTCTTAAATCAGCATTTGCCTTAGCATCAATTGATTTAACTGTGCGCTTAGATAACTCACCAGCAATTGCTTGACGGAAATCAAAGTAGATTCCAACAGACTTCCAAGTTGTGCTCTTGGAATTGTCAGCCATAAATTTTTCATTACCGATAATTTTGGCAAGACCTGCTACAACTCGGTTGGTCTTAGAACCATCTGAATCTAGGTAGTCGTCATACCAAGCTGTACGTACAAACTGTCCAGACTTAGGATCAATTACCGGATTGCCTTGAGCATCTGTTTGTCTTGATAGTTTAGTAATTACTGCTGATTTAATTGCTGCTAAATCTTCAGCGCCTTTTTGTTGAATAGAAGTCAAGCCGCGCTCTTGAAGGGTTGCGTCAATCGCATCACGGAACTGGCTAAATACAATCCAGCCTTTTTCTGCTTCGTTGGCCTTTTGGGCAACAAGTGGGTCTTGAGCAGATAAGAATTTTTCTCTTGAGTTAGGAGTAATATTCTTGTTGTAAAGATACTGGTAAGCAGCTTGAGAAAACTTATAACCGTCTTTATCGTTAACAATAGTTCCAATAAGTTTTGGCTCTATGTTAGCAAGTTCATTTATCAGATCTGGATACTTTTGAATGTTCTCAACAGCCTTGATTGTATAGTCAACCTTTGCTGGGTTCTTAGAAGTAGATGCTGTAAAGGCAAAGAACTCTGGAAAGTCATCAAGGAACTTAGCATCTGCTTCTAAACCAAACTTGCGCTTGTACTCACGAGATTTTTCAATCCAGAATTTGTACGGGCTGTCAAAGCGTGGAGCAAACGGCAGGATCAGGTTAGAAGCGATACGCATCTTCCAGTAATCCTGAGTCATTCTCATAATAGTTTCAGGCTTAACAGGAGGTTTACCATTGCGACGAGCGCGTGTTTGCTCTGTAGCAAATATTAGATCATAGGTTCTAGCAAACTGTGGATCATCTAACTCATTAGTAGCTGCTCGTGCTTTATTTACCCAAGCCGGTAGCAGTCCAGAAGCAATATCCTTTGTTGGGCCATAAGGAAGCGCCCACTTAAAAGAATCTTCTAGCGAAGGCATCTTCTTGACGAGTTCACTGATAGGAATTGCTACATAAGGTCCTACTGGGAAGATATCACCAAACACATTTGGGTTGCCTTTATTGTAAAGGACATCCATACCACCTTGAAAGATGATATCTAATGATTGCTTTGGAATACCCATTTCAGTAAGCGAGTTCAATCCTGGGATATTACGGAATACTTTAGGAACGCTTACCCAGATAACATCGTTACCGGAAGTCTGACCTTCTGGTACAACATTACCGTCTTGATCTGTTACTAGGCTAGAACGATTAGGCGCTTGCCATACGTTGTAACCACGGTTAATAATTGCTGGATTGGCAACAGCAAATTTCATCCAAGTTTTATAAGCGTTTTCTTGTGCTGAAAAGAATGGGCTAATAAACTTCATAGCAGTTGCTAAGTTTGTACGGCGTTCAATGTTAAACAAGATACCTTTCATCTCACGTACTGCTACTTTGTGAGATGCTGACATAATTGCTTCTTGATCTGCTGTAGTTAACTTTCCATCTTTAAGTCCAGCGGTAATCTCAACACGACGGCGAGCCTCTTGGCGATACAACTGAATATAAACAGGGTTACGTGCCCAAGTATCCTCAGGCAATGTACCCAAGAATTTGAAAGCTCCGTTAATCATTTTACGTACATTCAATTTGCCGGTGTTATACAAGGCTTCTTCAAGTACGTGGCCGTGAATAATAGGCAAAGTAGTTGGATCTGGAAAAGCAGAACGTAAATCGTTGGCAGTAAGGGTGCGTAAAGAACTTCTCAGGCCAGATGATTCAGGCAAGTAGTTATCAAAGAAGCCTTTGATCTTTGTTACGTGTTCTGCCGCTTCTTCAGACTTAATGCCTAAACGACGTCGCAGATCACGTCCCTCTGGAGATCCTACTAACCATTTAGTAATGCTTTCTAGGTTATCTCCAGCAGCAAGTTTCTTAATAACTGCAGAGTTACCAAACTGTTGACGCAAAGTTTGAGCCCATTGTTCAAAGTAACCAGGATCAGTAGGGCGTACTACGCCGTATCCTTTTGTTTGAAGTTTACGAGCATACAAGTCGCTATTGCTTTCAACCATACGTTGGAAAGTATTACCAGATGAGGCAATCTTTCTAAACATCTCACCTAATGGGCCACCAAAGGCATCGTATAATTGATAAGTTGTACCATCGCTAGTAGTAATGTCATAAGTTCCATTACCAATTCGGTCTTTTGGTGTGACAGTTCCAAATTTATTAATCATTTCTGTATAATGATTATAAACTGCTAACTTTTCTTCTTGAAGAAGTTTAAGAGTGTTCACTTCACCAATTAAATCAAGATTATCAGGACGCAAAGATAGCTTTGCTTCTCCTTCAGCAATCTTAGTTTTAAGATCTTTAAGATCTCTAACAACAGCAGTAGTAGATTGTTGCACATTTTTAATTGACATACCATCGTGTACCGGTAAGTAAGTGTCAATCAAACGAGCAGGCACTCGAACTGAGTTATTAACAATGTTTTTAAGTCCAGGACCTAAGTGACGCAAAGATGTCATAGCACCAAGAGCTGAGGCAATACGTAATTGTGAATCAACACCGTTACGTATTGTATAACCAAGGCGTAATAGTGCTCCAGCCTTAAAAAGATCTTGTAGCATATCAAAAGAATTAATAACTGGGTTTACTATGCCACCTTTTAACGCTTGAAGCGCTGAGGAGTTTTCTTTTAATAGACGATCTAATAAATCAAAATCCATTATTGGGAGATAGTTAGCAGTTTGAGATTCAAATTGCGGAACTAAGATTGGTGATCCATCAAGATCAACCATAAATCCTCTGTCTTTAATAGACCTTATGCCAGATGTGCGAGCACCTTGATATGTATTATAAAGTTGATCTGCTATTTCTGCATCAATATTGTATTTAGCTGCAATAGCACGAACGCCAGCGCCTTCGATATTTAGCATAGCCAAACTACGGGCTTCTGGGGTAGCAGCTCCCATATAAGAATCAAGCAAAGAGTTGGCTTGTTCGTCTGAAAGCACATTGATTCTTTTTATTGAAGCAGGAACGCCTGGCAAAGCGGTGCTTGTGCGCAAGCGCTCAAGAGTTGCTACAACTTCTTTGTATGAATCAGGATCGTCAAAGTCAACTATGCCAGCAGGGCGTTCATTTTCTGCCCAAGAAATCTTTTGGTATAAACGGTGAAATGGTGTTGGCTGGAATACTTCGATGCTAGCAGTTCCAACAGGCTTGTCATAAAAACGAGCAGAACGTGATTTAGCAATAACATCTTCAACGCCCTGAGTAAGCACACCAGTTGTGCGGGCAAGTGAGCCGCCGCCCTTACCAAGTCCCATCATCTTTGCAAATAAAGTATCTGCTTTAGCAAGTGCTGCATAATTTGCTTCAGCTTCAGCAATAACAGTAGGATTATCATTAAGGAATGGGATCATTCCAGTTCCATCTGGTGCTGAAAATAATTTATATTCGTCTACTGCCGATAAATCACCACGAGCAGCAGCTAAAGCATCTTTCATATCGGCACGTGCTAACGCAAGTTCATCCATAGCAGCAGGATCACCAGTTGCTGTGCGCAAAATAAGAGCAGTAGTATCTTTATCAGTAGACTGACCAAGTAGATGAGCAAGTAGTGCTGGCTGATTTGATGCTTTAATCATTGGATGATTAATTGCGTAGATAGAATTGTTATCAGTAAAATCTTGAATAGGCTTAGTAAAACGGTTTACTTCGCCATACTGCGCTTTAGTAATATCTTCTGCTGCCTTAGCAACAATGTCTGCGCTCTTTAATTCACCAGTTACTAACTTGCTTGCTTTAAGGGCTGCTCCGGCTTTAGACCCAACAATTGTTACATCGCCAAAGATCTGAGCTAGCGTATCTATGCCGCCAGATAATCCTTTACCCCAAGCGCTTTTGCTAAAGGCTTGTTCGCGTTCACGTGGGTCATAGATATTAAACTTTGGATCGTAGTATGACCGGTATACACCTAATACTGATTGGCCAAATGAAATTTCTTGAGCGCCTGTGTAGGCTTTACGCCATTCGTTAGGATTAAAGATATCTGTTACTGGTACTCGACCACTATTGATATCACCTTGTACAAGGTTAAATGTAGTTAAAGGCTCACGAATGTATTGTTGATTAATATAGTTAATACGTTCAAGAGTAGGTTGAACTCCAGGTACTTTCATAATTGCTCCACCGGCTGATGCCAATGGTTTAATTATGTCTTTGCTCTCTGGTGCCCAAGCATTCTTTAATGTATTAGCAAAACCGTTGTATTCAGCGGCATCATTCCAAGGCGCTGTACCGATATCCCAGCCAACGCGTGCAACACTGCCGGCACCACCGAGGACTTCGCCACCAAATTTGACCGTATTTTTAGCAATGGTCGAAGCTATATCACCAATTCGATTCCATAAACTCACTGCATATTCCATAACTCTTTGATCGCAGCGCGAGTTTCTGGAGAAGTGTTAGGCAGGTCTGCAATATAAGCAAGCACTGGCTTTACGGATTCAATTTTCATTCTAAACTCTGAGTCATCTGCTGGCTTTGCCATCATTAAAGAATCAGATCCCAAGCCTGCGCCTACGTCTGCGCCTTGTGTTACTGGTTCATTAGGACGTTGAGTTTGATCGTATAGCCCAATACCAGCAAGAGCGCTGCCGCCAACTGTTGGAGCCTGTGAAAGTTTTACACCGCCTGTTGTAGCAAGTGGAGCGCCAGCCTTTTGTGCGGCCATCTCAACACCTGCGCCATAAGTATCAGGGCTGTATTGTAAATCTGTACGCTTAGCGTATGGACCAGGACCTGATACACCCTGCATTGGGTTAGTAGCGTCTTCAAGCGCCATCTGTATCCTCCTGAATAGTTTCTAAATCTTGTGAAAAACCTTTCCACATCTTGTGGACTTTGGTTTCTCTGTTTGAATGATAAATTGATAATTCCATTAATGACTCTGCTAGGGTCGTAATCACTTGGCAGAGGTTAAAAAAGAATTCGGTAAGAATAACTAAACCGTCAGTAGGACGTACTGGACGCGGTATTTCTTCGTGATTATCCACGCCCAGTACTCCTTACTAAAAAGTTTTTTACTTCTTTACTTTCTTACCTGGCTTTGGTGCTCCAGCGAAAGGCATCTTAACGTCGCCGCCTGTTACCTTAGCGCCTGCGCCTGCTGCGCCGTGGATAGGCTTAGACATTGGAGCTGGGGCTTGTGATCCTTTATTCATATTTCACCTCCTAGAAGTTTATGCTGCGCCGCCGATTGATGCGAGCAATGATGCGATATCTGGTTTGCCTTGAGGGGCACCACCAGCAGCAGGGGCTGCACCGCCAGGTTGTACCATACTTGGCTGCGAGGCCGCGACGGGAGTCATCCCTGCTGCTGGGGGCTGCATACCCATTTCTGGATTTGCTGGCTGAGGTTCAGGCGTAAACGCTTTCTCCACAACATTTTCAATAGTTAAACCTTTTTGGCGACCCTTAATCATTTCACTAAATGACATTAGTATCTTAGTTGGGTCTTGTCCTTGTGCAACCATCTGAGGAATAGCAAGTGCTGTCTGTCCGATAGCAGCCCGTAGGGCATCGCGCATTTCTTCAATATCAACTTTTTGTTCTTCTTGAGTTACGTTAATCTCAATAGGAAGTTCACGACGTACATAATCACGTGAGATCAACTTATCGCTACGCATCTGTAGAAGCGCAACGGTTGCGTTGTTTGGATTCATACCGGACATAATTCCGTAACGAACATCTACTGTGTAATCGCCTGCGATTGCCTTAGATGGAACGTACTTCATTGTGTAAGGTGTGCCGTCGTCAACGCCACGAATTTCTTTCATCTTATTACCAAAGATGGTTTCATCTGTCTTAAAGCAAAGCGCAATAAGTTCAACAAACATACGTGCGAACTGTGCTTGTGCTGCCTTGATCTGTGTATCAAAACCAGCTTGTAGCGCTTGAACACCGCGACCTGTAACAACGGAAGCGTCTGTGTTGCCACCGCGAGTCTCAGGATAACGAGCACCGGTACGTAGTTCGCGCTCTAGTACACCTGATTCAGCAAAGATACCAGGTGGGAGATCAAGCGGAACTCGACGGATGTTCTGAGGTTGAGACGAACGCATAATTGAATCTGGGCCGAGTGCTAATTCCTGTACATCTTGTGGAATAGCAATAGGTGCTTGGATTGATTTCTCAGCTGCCTGTACCTGAAGTACAGCAAAGCGTGCTCTGGCTAACTGAACGCCTAATACATCATCATATTGTCCACGTGCTTCGCCATCAATAGATGGGCGCATAGCAACACGAACCATACATTCACCAATTGGGTTTGGTGTATTAGATAGAACTAGATCTTTACGCTCTGGTAGATAGATCAGGTCTTGGTCTTTGTCGTGGTAGCGAACTAAAGATAGATATGGAGAACCAGGTGTGAACTGATTCATTCCTACGATCTCTTTATAGAACTCTGGGTATAAGGAAGCCAGAGTCTGGGCATCCATACCAACGATTTGTGTTAATGAAAGACAACGACCAAAGCGATCCAATTCAGGATAAGCGCCAAATGGGTTAATCATCTTCATAATTGGATTGTCGTTCTCGTAATCAAGTTCAACGCGACCAATTAACATACCGTAGGTGTTGTACCAATCCGCACCGGTATACATCTGGATACCTAGTTCAGAGCGATCTACATAATAGTTAGCAATACGGGTACGGATATCAGCAGATTTACGTGCTGTATCAGAGACCATATTAGATGCTGTGCAATTAAAAGAAGGCAGCGGAGCCATTGACTCAGCAAGGTCACGTGCGGAGACGTCAATAATATTGGCGACTAGAGGTTTTGGATAGTCCTCTGAGAACATAGAAGGATAAACCTTCGAGATGTCTCCCTGACGTACCGAAAGGACATCACGCATACGACCATCACGCGCAGCGTACTTGGTCTGTAAGCGAGTTACCTTTGCAGTAACTTCTTTAATTGTTAGCATTGGGAATCCTTATTAAACTAATTTAGTATAAGTTCTGTGGCGTACAACCCCAGATTGGGTTGAAGCATCTTTTAATTCTGGGTACTTATCTTCAAGATACTTCTTATCTAGTTTGGCACGGGTCTTTTGAATTATTTCTTCAGGAGTAGTTGCTGGTTGACCGGCTACTTCTTTAGCGTAGGTGTAGTCATCCTTCTTGGGCGGTGTGGCTTTCTTGCCATTTGACTCTGCTGGTCTAGCCATAGTTACATACCCTTATCGTCGGCGTGTACATTAGTTGGCCACTCAATAAAATCAGCGGCAGCAGCTTCGGCTTTAGCGGCAGCGTACTTAGCGTCTACCATTGGGTTGATCTGAGGTGTTGTTACAGCACCTTTATCAATGTAATCTTCTTCGACAGTTTCTGTCTTCCAGCTTGGTGTTAATGCCATTGGGATCTCCTTATACGAATGTTTTGTTTTGCGCTGCAATCATTTCATCAATGTTTACAACAACTCTTTTGGATTTCTCTGCCCGTGATAAGAACGGGTTCTTTAAGTGGTGCGTTGCGTACTGGCCATAGTTGAGCATTTCTCTTGCTCGGATCTCACAAAACCATAACGCCATTACCATATCGGTCTTACCCTTTGTAGTTGGCGTCCAAGTAATCAACTGTTCAATTAAAGACTTAACGTTTTCAGTTTGATCGCTAGGCAAATGTATTAAGTTATCTCGATGGTGCTTACCATCTGGTTGCTTGGTACCAAATAAGGTAGCCATAGAAGCTACACCGAAACCGGTATCCCATTTATTAGTACCGGTATGATGCTCACGTAGGATTACTCCGCGAGATGCTAAGTGCTGACGGATACCTTCATCTTGAGTTAGGAAAGCCTGGAAGGCGTTCTTTTCAATAATCCATTCACTAGGACTATAGAGTGAAGTCCAGTTAAAGATAATGTCGCGGATCTGCTGTGGTGAGGGGCGGGTAATTTTCATTACGTCCACTATGTAGCGTTTGCTGGTAGCGCGATCAATCGCGTAACAGACAACAGCGGTATCTCCAACAATGGCTGGGTCCATACCGCAGATATAACTAAAGCCATTCAAATCTTTAGGATGACCTGGGTGACCCATCTCAAGTCGGCCAGACTTACGCATACCGTCAATAGAGCCACGGACACAGACGGGATCAAAAGCCGCGTTCTCGGAAACATCCTGTTGCTGGTAGACGAGCGCCCAAGTGCTGGTATCCATAGCTTGGCGTTCATTAAATAAATTCTTACCAGACCAACGGGGGTATAGGCCGTCTTCGTCTTTTTCATTTTCTTCTTGCCCATCAAAAGGGGCATCTGACTTAGGCCAGAGCGTTACCCACTTGTCGGGGTCTTCGTTTGGCTCCAGCAGCGCTGGCATAGCCAGATATGTCCAAGGGACAAGACCGGCTGGGTAGCGATCCTCTTGGCGTAGTTCGCGGTACAGGTCTACTGATGCAACACGAGTTCCAATAATAATTAACTTACCGGTAGGGTTAAGACGGGATCTAACATCCTGAGTCAACCACTTGATCTGCCGTTCAAAGTCATTAGCGTTAGATAAAGTCACTGCATCGTCTACGATAATCATATCCGCACGCTTGCCGTAGATCTGACCGCCGATGCCGACGGCTTCGATGTTTGGATCTTTCTCAGAAGATTCTCTGAGTTCATCACCAAAGGTGACGCGGGTGGCCTGCCAAGAGGCCGTCTTAGAGTTAAACCCTACGCCAGCAGCATAAGCGCTTTGAAGATCAGCATACATTGGGTGTGTCAAACGTTGCTTGATGGCGTAGAGAAAGTCAGCAGCTAGTCGCTGGGTTTGTGAAACTATCAGCACACGGAAGTTAGGATTGCGTGCTACCTGCCAAGTTACGTAGTCAACCGTGATGGTCATAGACTTGGCGTGGTTGGGCGGGATGTTTACCAGGATACGATTATTAGCCACACCCTTTTCAAACTTCATAGAAGGATGGAGCCAACCAGGCTCACGGCCTTCAATTACATCCACAATGTTTTTCTGGTGGTCAAAGGTCCTAGAGTGTAGGAAGCGCTGTCTGAACTCCACGAAGTCAATATCGTGAACGTCGCCACCTTGGAACTGTTTGTCCTTAAGTCCGAGTCTGGTGCGGTCAACTTTATCCGCGAAGATCTTATCGGAGCGACGGTAATACTCATAAGTCTTCATAGACTTACCGGCTGATGAACAAGCCGCGTCTATGGTCATACCTTCTGCTACGCAACCAAGGATAATACGCTTGGCTATATCAGCTGAGTTATCAGCCACGTGGTCTCCTCAAAATCGGCCGGAATCGGTTTATGTTTTATACCAGGCAGAATATGGGATTTATACCGGTCTAGATATTAATAGAACTATCCCCACTAAAAACCGCCGTAGGCGGGAGTAAACTCCCGAACAAGCCACAGCGTAGTGAGGGGTAAAGCTACACTCGGCCTAGGGGCCTCGTTAGAGGCCAACCTTTCGTCGCAAAGCTTCTTAACCCCGCTTTGCTCCTCTACTATATATAAGGCAGAAAATTTAGACCGTTTACCGCATCTGCTACTGTGTTTCGCGTCACAGTTATTATTAACTACATAACCCCAGTTCAGGGGCTTTCACTTTAGGAAATATATTTATTTGGGGAGTATATACACACGCAGCATTATTTTTAACGATATGGGGTCGGCTTTGCTGGCCTGCTGGCCGTATTGCTGGCTATTGCCCCCTGTCTGCCTACTGTCTGCCCCTTATTGCTGGCTAAAGGTTGGCTAGTTGGCTACGGGCTAGAATGGTGACTAACCCCTCGGCAACCCTTAGCCCTCTCGCGCTAACTAATTAAGTAACCGATAACCTGCCAACCGATGACCCGATGAGCTGCCAACCAACCGAGGCCGAGCCAATAGTTCGCAGCTATCCAACCCCAAACCCTGCCAACCCGTAGAGCTATCAGGCCGCGAGCTATTACCAAGGCCAAGGCGTACCGGTCGAGGTGATCCCCACCGGTCGAGGTCGCCCTCGATAGCTGCCCAAGCTGCCCCAAATAGTTAAAAGAAACCTTGCTTTAAGAGTTGCGTAATGGGGGAGAGTGCCGTATCTTTCTCTTAGTGGATCACCTACCAACCACGAAAGAGAGCTAAGAATATGAATAAGCAAATAGAGAAAGAACTCGCTAAAGTAGTTATAAAGTGCCTACTTAATGAAGGTTATAACGCGAAAGCTATTGCTTACGTGTTAAGCAATTACGACCTAACCAGCTATCTATTAGACGAGCCGCTAAGAATTATGGGCGAGCAGATCGAGGCAGTATCGAAGGCGGTCGAGATCTAATGAACTGTAATCTTTGCGGAGACGTGATTAAAGATATAACTAAAGGCGCAACAGTCGAGCCTTGGGGCGCAACCTGCGAGGGTTGCCTAAACGAAATAAAGGGAGAATAGTCTAATGAAACTAAAGCAGATCGAGGCCATACTAGACACTAACGAGAGCTTTGCCGATTATGTCCTACACGAGGATACTCACCCTAATAACGTAGCCGTAGAACTCATAGGCCTAGCTTATGAACTAGGCGGTGACTTTCTCGGTGATGATGAGCTACTAGACATTATCGCCGCAATACTAGAGCGCACCACGCACCTACTAAACGAGCAGCTGCTCGCAGCTATCAAGCCTTAGAGATCGAAACCGCCTCGGCGGTCGCAGCGTTACGCGCTGCCTGATGAGATCACTCGCCAGCTACCAAGAAAGAGAGAGCTATATGTCTAACACGTCAATTAAGGCGCAGCTATTGGGAATTACCGACCAAGATCTAGCCAAGCAAGAGTTATTGAAAGAGTATTTTAACGGCAACGAGCCAACCGTTTACACGGTGCTAAGGTCGGTTAGTGCTAGCGGTATGACCCGCCACATCTCCCTAAAGGTCGCGCAGGGTAATGATATTTATGACATTACCTACCAAGCAGCGCAAGCTCTAGGTGAGCGCGTAAGCGACCGTAACGGGCATAACACTATTAAAGTGAACGGTTGCGGAATGGATATGGGTTTCCACCTTGTCTATAACCTTTCTAGCGTGTTATTTCACGGGCAAGAGCGCGCAGGTTACAAGATTAAGCAGCGGTGGCTCTAATGAACTACCTTCACGGCTGGATCCAAGCCATAGAGCTACTGCTCGTTATTTGGTTTATTGCGTGGGCAAGCACTAGCGCGGTTGAATTTTATCGCGCTGGTATGGAAAGAGTTCGCAAGTTAAACGAGAGAGAGGGCAAGGAATGAACACTTACGGCGCAATATGGAGAGAGAAAGAGCTAGTTATCGAGGCAGAAACTACCTACCAAGCGCAGCAGCTAGCGGTGCCACTATTTCAGGCGCAGGCAGGGCGGCGCAAGGTTAAGAGCTACGAGATAACCGTGCTGCTTATGAAACTAAACGGCGTGGACTACGTACACGTAGCCAGCTAACCGCGTTCGGTGCTTGACTATGGGGGAGAGTTCGGTAGGCTCTCCCTCGTGGCCTCTCACCGAGAGGGCAACACACTAATAAGAGAGAAAGAGGGCAAGCTAATGACAATAGAGAAACTAGCGCCTAGTGGCGCTTGGCTTATTTATGGCGTAATTGAAGGCGAAGGCGATCATTATTTCTTAAAGCGCAGCTATTGGGGTTACACCAAGCGCGAGGCAATTAGGTTATGGCGCCAAGAGATGAGAGAGAGCGCGTAATGTTAAAAGTAGATAGTAATGAGAGAGAATATTGCCTACCCTGCGCCGATACCGGTGAGATTGAAGGCGTGCTCGTAGAGCGTGCCGGTATCTGCGTTATCTGCTTACAAGAAAGAGAGAGCGAATAAATGGCTAAGAAAATAGCAAGTTGTAAAGGTTGCGGATCAAGCGAGGCGTTGTACATAACGCTAGGCAACGGAGAAAAGCTGCCTAGTTACGTTATGAAAATTGGCGAGGGTATCTATTGTCACCCGTGTTCGGGAGAGGCTGCCTAATGAGTACGATAACTAAACACTACGAGCGCAACAAGCGCGGCGTAATCTGGGCAGATATAGAACTAAATGAGGTAGAGGGCGGATTATCTTTTACCTCACCGGTAGACGGTTACGTGAGTAAGGTAGCTGGGCTAACTCTTAAAGAGTTCGAGAGTAATGCCTGGTATCAGGGTGAATACTGGTATGACATCTTAGAGGCTATTGCCGATTCCGGCGGTGGCGAGTGGTACGTAATTGACGGCGGCACTACTACTTACGATTACTTTCAACGTGAAGGTAAGCACTATCTATTCGTAGAGGAGAGAAACTGATGAACAATTTTGATTGCGAAAAATGTGGCACCGGCGATTATCTGTTGTTAGTTACCGGCGTTGGTGACGTGGTTTGCGAAGGTTGCGGTGAGTGGCAGAACGCAATTCTTAATGATGTATGGGAAAGGGTAGGCTAATGAGCGAACCAACTAAAGAATATCTATTGGCTAAAGCCAATATGTGCCGGAACCTAGCACTCACCCAAATAGACGCGGGAGAGGGAGAGAAGGCAGCTAAAAACTTAATGCGTATGGTTAAGGCGTTAGGCGAAGTCGGAATAATAATCGAGAGAGAGGGAGAGAGTAATGAGTAATACCTGTCACTATCAAGAGTGTAAAGATCAGAGCTTGGCCGATTGGTACTTTTGCGATAATCACTTTGGGAGAGAGGATTCGATAAATGAGTAAGGTAATGACTAAGGGTTGCGCTTGCGATCAGTTAGATGATGACCTAATGGCAGAGGGTTGGACTTGCTACGCCTGTTATGAGGCTGATAATGAGTAGCTTTCATCCAACTAAGACAGGTTTAATAAACCTATATGAAGTCGTAGACAGCACCGGCACGCCCCTATGGGGCGGAGAGTCGGGCTATGAGGCGATCATACAATTTCGCAATAGCCCAGTAAATTGTCGGTTAATAGTATCTGCGTGGGATAGTGACGCAGATGACGCTCACTTGGTAGGGCAACCAATAGATATAACAAGTGCGGTAGTATCTGCTATCGCTTTCAGCAGACAATAAGGAGAGAGAGTGGACAACCTAGACCGGCGTATAAAAACCGCCACCAATCAAGCAGTTAATAATCGCAATTATCGCAGAGCTAGAGATCGAGCGTTAGCGAAACTTTCACACCTGTACCCTGACACATACAAGCAGCTGCTTGGGATTGAAAAGGCAATAGATGAGCAAGAGGGAAAGAATTGGATTGATATTAGCGGTAATACTCGTATGGTTGCTAGTACCAGCACATCACACGGGGAACTTGCCAATACCCAAACCGATAGTAAAGAAAACTACGATGGAGGAGAAGCGTGAAAACATACGTGTATCGAAGCGTTACGCTTACCTCATACACGGGTGGGGGAGAAAGCAGCAAGCCTGCCTTGTCACCCTTTGGGCCCGTGAGAGCAGGTTTGACCACCAAGCGGACAATCCCCGATCTAGTGCTTTCGGAATTGCTCAGCTACTTAGAGAAACAAAGTCAGATCCTAGAGAGCAAATTATCAGTGGTCTCAAGTACATTGCTCACCGATATTCAACCCCGTGTAACGCGCTTAACTTCCACAACCGTCACTATTGGTACTAAAAATACAGTAGAGTAGAGATTGCGGGAGTTTGCTCTCTCTTTCTCCCGCACTGGCAAGCCCCACCTAAGACGCGAGGTGGGGTTTTGTCATTTCTTACATAACCAAACTTGAGTGTTCTTAGCAAGCAATTCATAGCTACCCAAGTGACGGTGTAGAAAGAGATCAATACCTACTTGCGGTGCTAAACGTGGGTCACCGGACTCGTGACCCCAAGTGTAATCATCAAAAGCCATAATGCCACCGGACTTTAACAGTGGCCAAGATAGTTCAGCGTCTAACAGTACGCCAACAGTTGTATGGTCTGCGTCTATATAAATAAAATCAAACATCTTATACGGTGGATCAGCAAGAACCTCAACTAAATAGTCAGTAGTCGTTTGTTCGAGAAAGTAAACGTTAATATGTTTAGTTACTTTCTTTAAGTAAGTTTTCCAGACATCATTAAAGTCCATTGGCTCGTGGTCTGGCTCATCGCTACCTTTCCAAGTATCAACATCAGTTAAGGTAGAGCTGGAACTGGTAAGGATATTCTTTAGTAACCAAAGGCTGGCATCACCGGTAAATACGCCCAGCTGTAAGAAGTTAAGATCAGATCTACCTGCTAACGGTTTAAGCAGAGCCTCGAAGTTATACTGAGCACTGGTGGCAAACCAATTAGGATAGTCAGTCACGCTTATTGTCCGTGCTGTAAAAGCCAGACCCGTTAAAGGTAATGGTAGGTGTAGACCAGACACGGCTCATAGTTGTATGGCAATCAAAGCACATAGGATCACTAGCTTCAGCGTGAATAGAACGCTCAATAGTTAGTTCGCTACTACATTTATCGCACTTGTAATCGTAGTTCACTCTAGTTCCTTCTCGATGGCTTGGATAGTATGGCAAGGATATTCAAATCCAGATAAACAACATTGCTCGCAATACGGACTATCTTCCATTGGCTTATGTAACTTAACTACCTCACGAAGGGCTATTAATTGTTTAACAATTGAATCAATATCAATTCTCCAAGTTGCGCCTTCAAATTGTTCTCCAAGACTTATCTTTGCCAACAGTTCCTCGTGCGTCATAGCTGTACCGCCTCCTCGATAGGTAGATAACCTACTAACTTATCAATCTTCTTGTTGCGAGCAAACTCAGTAGTCGCCGGCATACGGTGAGTAAACCACTCAGGTTCAGCAACATCCATCAGATCAAAAGAAAAGACACCCTTGGGTGTCGAGTTAATATAGAACGGGATTAGATCTCGCTCTGCTGCCTGAGTAATTAACTTCCGGTACTTCATTTCCTCTATAAGCAGCGTATCATAATGGGTATGGCGACACTTGAGTTCTATGTAATGACCAGCGTGAGAACTGATACAGTCAAAAGAATCATAGATACCAACAGACTTCTCTAAGTCTGGGTACAGTTGGGCTTTAAGATAATCAAAGAGTTCTACTTCTTTCATTGGAAAGGACTCACCCCTCCTAGTTTGTCTTGTAACCGGCGCATAGCGCCATCAATTCTGCGATCAGCAGTAGATACTGAGCAACCATACTGGTTGGCTATCTGCTGTAAGGTGAAGTGATCTAAGTACCGGATACGAAGTAAAGTCTGATCCTCAACTTCAAGTTTAGTAAAGCCAATCTTAATATCAATTAGGTTAGCAAGTAAGTTGCCACCTTCAGAAGGACTAGAAGCGCCACGAGGTTGTCCATCTTGAATCATATCTTGGATCTGTTCAATCACTGTGTTATCAACAACGGATGCAATAACAAATGGAAGTAATTGACCCAGCGTATAGCCTTGGTAGTAAGCCTCATCAGTTATCTGGTAGCCAGACTTAGTAGCCTTCTCACGTCTAGCGTAGCGCTCAGCTGCTCGCCTCATCTGCCACGCTATGCGTGACTCAACGTGCTTACGTTTATCAGTATCAGTTGCCTCTGTTAGTTGGTCAGCAATCCAAGCAGTGCGCGTTAGCGCCCACGAGATACACTCTTGTACTATATCCTCACGTTCTACATAAGCCTTATACCTGTTATGAATAGCACGAGCAACGCCAGGTACTAGATCATATATAACTGGATCAATGGCGGTCACTCAGGCCACTTACCGTCCAGTACTAGCAAAGCAATAGCGCTGTAATTAAGTAAGTCTATGAAGCTATCGCGTAGCGATTCGTTCTCAGGTGTCGCACCGCTATCAATCAAATGATTAATGCGTGCTGTCTTATCCCACATACGTACACGTAAGCCGTTCAGTGGCCCACCTGGAGCGCCAGCGATATTGCTTGGGCCATAGTCGCTATGCTTCTTTAGAAGCAAGTTACCGGCACTATCAAGCACATCCCACATCGCTGCTATAAACGCGTCGGTATTGGCCTTATCAATATAGTCTCGCTCGTTCTGTCCGAGCTTAGGATCTGTAAGCCCATAGTAAGCATAGTCTGTAGCAATCTTTCCCAGTCTTGATCCGTCATTCACTAGACTCTCCTATCAGTAGTTTGCGGGTTGAGTCAGCACCAAAGGCTAAGTAATAATCATTAATGTCCATATTAGGTGGAAGTGTAACGATTGTAGAGTTCATCACCTCGTTAGCCACGCGCTTACTAAACTCTGCTCCAGGATTGGAGCCATCTTCTTTAACATCATTGTCACCGACAATATATACAGTTTCATATCCACCAAATAGTTTGGGGAAGTGTGGCTTCCAAGCAGCTACTCCTGGCACACCCACTGCTGGTATATCTAATACACCTGAGACAATTACAGTATCAAGTTCACCTTCACATACAACTACGTAAGGTTTCATAATAGTTATATCGGATACGTTATATAAGTGAGCCTTCTGTCCGGTAGGACTACCGTACTTAGGCTTACCTTCATCTACTCTGCGGAACTTGAACCCCACGCAAGAACCACTAGCAGTAATGTAAGGAATAGAGATCCAACCTTGATACATTTCGTGACCGTTGATCG